AGATCGGCGCCGAGATGGGCATGAGCCCCGACCGCGTGCGCGAGATCCAGAAGATCAGCCAGGAGCCCGTCAGCCTCGAGACCCCGATCGGCGAGGAGGAGGACTCCCAGCTCGGCGATTTCATCGAGGACTCCACCGCCGTCGCCCCTCCCGAGGCCGCGTCCGACTCCATGCTGCGCGAGCAGCTCGATCAGGTGCTCGATTCCCTCGCGGACCGCGAGCGCAAGGTCATCAAGTTCCGCTTCGGCCTGGAGGACGGCCACCCGCGCACACTCGAGGAAGTCGGCCGTGAGTTCGGCGTCACGCGCGAGCGCATCCGTCAGATCGAGTCCAAGACCTTGGCCAAGCTCCGTCACCCGAGCCGCTCCGGCCGTCTTAAGGACTACATGGAAGACTAAACTATAGCCTTCTGACCTGCGGTTTCTCTAAATTTTGGTCCCAAAAAGTCCCAAGTGAATACTACTTGCGTTTGAACGGCCTACGCGAAAACGCCTCGCCCACCACCTCGACGAACATCTGGGTGGTGGGTTTGTCGTAGTGCTCGCCGGTGACGCCGGGCAGCGTGTGGCCCATCATCTGTTCAACCTTCGAGCGGTCTATCGCCATGTCCCAGCGCATGAACGTCTCCCAGGACCTTCGCGCGGCCCTCGGCTGCTTGCCCTCGACTCCCGCCGCCGCCGTGGCCTTCTGCCACTCCCTGCGGTATGCGTTCTGGCTCAGCGGCTTTCCGTCCCCGGCGTCGCAAAGCCAGACCTCGCCCGCCGCGCGGGCCTTCTCCGCGATCTCCCAAAGCCTATCGCCCCACGGCTCCGGGATAACCAGCGCACGGACGCTCTGGCGGTTCTTGAGCGCCCCTTCCTCGGAGATTCGCGCGTCCGAGTGCACCTGCCTGTTCACCTCGGCCACGGTCATGTGAACCCCGTGTGATTCGGCGCGTGTGATCTCGTCGAGCTTCACGCCCAGCGACTCCCCGGTTCTCGCGCTGCCGAACATGGAAAGCAGCATCGCGCCCTCGCACGGGGAGCCTTCCGCCGCCTGCGCTATCCGGTCAAGCTCGTCTAGGGTGTATGCGCCGTCGCTCCTGCTCTTGAAGTTCTGCGGCATCACGTAGGGCCTTCTGGCCATGTTCTCGCCGACCACGTCGTATATCTGGCAGAAGTCCAGTATCTGCCTGAGCAGGGCCAAGGAATCCTCGGCGGGCTTCTTGGTCATGCCGCTGAGCCATTCCTGGATCTCCAACGGGTCAAGCTCGTTTACCTTCACGCCGCCCCACCTCGGGCCGACGTACTTGTTCCACTTGCTCATGCGGCACTTGTGCGTGTTCTTGGCCAACCTGCCGTCCTCAAGCTTCGTGTCGGCGTCAGGTAGCCACCACTTGTTGAACGCCTCCTCGACCGTCGGGACGTGACGCAGCTTGTGCCTGCGGTTCTCGTCAAGCCCCGCGCGTATCTCGGCAAGCGCCCGCTCCGCTTCCCGGCGCGTGCCACGGAAGTTGCGGCTGCGTCGCTTGTACTCCCCAGCGACGTCCTCCCACCACCTAAGGCGATAGACGTCTTTCTCTATGCGCTGGACGCAGCCGAAGCTTGAGCGCATCCTACGTGTCATAATCACTCCTAACGGAAAGGGGTATCTCGTGGCTCAAAACGATATGCACGTCGTTGTGTTCAAAATCCTTGCCATTGTCTATGACTGCATGAAACGCGGCGTTGAGCCTAGGCTCTCCGACATAGATGCCGACGCAATGGGGATTCCTGAAAGCTATTGGACGCAGATAATGGCAGAGCTGGTGAGCCACGGGTTCCTGACCGGCGTGTCTGTCAAGAAGGTTACGACCGGCGATGTGATCAACGTTGCCAAGCCTAGGGTCACCCTCGACGGAGTTCAGTACCTTTCCGAGAACAAAATGATGGCCAAGGCCGCAAAGATACTGTTCGAGTACGGCGGGACGATAGCCTCCATCGTGGCACCGTTCCTGTAGTATCCGGCCCCGGTAAACCGGGGCCTTTTTCATTCGCGCATCTTACGACATCGGGACGCTCGGGTTCGAGTAGCCCTCGACCGTTGCGTGCTCGACAGCCTTCCTCGGCAAGTACGCTGTGAACGACGTCGAGTCACCGGCAGGCACGTCCGTGGCGTATGCCATGGCACCGTCCACGAGCGCCCCGCTCGCGTCTCTCATGCACACAACGACGCGAATATCGGTCTTCTTCGTGAAGTCGTTCATCACGTTGCCACTCACATTGGTCGAGTAATCGTCATCTACCTCGTTGAGGTCTGTCACCTCGAACTGCGGGTCGCCCTCCTTCTCGAGGTCCCAGGCGGCAAAATCATCATCATCAAGCTCGGATACTTCGACTTCGACGCGCGATGCCTCGAACTCGCTGGCCTGCTGCGTGAACGCGACCTTGTGCTGCGGTAGCAGTAGCTGAGCGTAGTCCCCTCCAGTCCCTAGAATCGCGCCGCCGTCGTCATAGAGCGTGGCCTTCACCCTGACCATGGTGGCGGCGTACGAGCTGTTCGGGTTCTCAACGATTGCCGTCCAGAAGCTGTACCCCATGGCTGTCGTGACGCAGCTTTCGGTCACCCTTGGCTGTGCCGGCTTCTCGGATGGCGTTCCTGCAACCGTGGTTGCGTCCGGCGATGCTGTCGTGTCGGATACGACATTGCCGCTTCCGCATCCGACAAGCGACAGTCCTAGTACGCCGAGACCACCTATGAACGATCTTCTGCTGACATTCATTTCTTCCTCCTTCAGACTTTGTCTACCGTTCCCATTGCTCACGCAGATCTGCTGCGTGGTCTTTGGCCGTTCTATCGCCTATGCCCCCCCTGTTTGGGCGGCTAGGGGTTGGCCTACGCCAACTCTACCTATGCCGTCTCGACCAGCTCATCCGTATCAAGCCCTTGGGGATAGGTCGCCGTTAACCCAGACACGACGTTAACTGCAACCTCGCGGCCCTCCTCGGATAGCTCCTCGTAGGCCGAAAGCAGGCGTTGAGTGTCGGGCGTTTCATTCGTCGTGGCGGTTCTCGGGTGGGTTGAATACCAGTCGAGGAGACTATTGGGGTCAGTGCCAAACACATTGCACAGGACGGAAACGTACTCAGCGTTTGGGTAGCTTTCTCCGCGTTCCCACGACTGAATTGTCCTAAAGGACTTTCCAACCTTCTTCGCAAGTTCGGTTTGCGTTAGTCCAAGAGCCTCGCGGCGCTCTTTGATCCTGAGGTCCATACATACCTCCTAGTTAATTGCTTTGGCTGAATAGTACTCAAAAAAACGTCCATACGCAAAAAAATTGTTGCTTATTCGCTTGACTAGAACAGAAAAGCGTCTATAGTCGTTGCAGACAGACAGAAAAACGTCTTTAGGAGGTGAGTATGCGGTTTAACGACGAGTTTGCGGGGAACCTTCGCGCTGCTCGTGCCAAAGCGGACCTCTCGCAAAGCGAAGTCGCAGAGAAGGTCGGAATCAATATCGGCAGCTTGCAGAAGTACGAGAACGGCGACATGACGCCCGGTGCCGATAAGCTCCCCGCGATTGCCGAAGCCCTCGGCACCACTCCAAATGCGTTACTCGGTTGGCCAGAATAAGGAGGTGTTTCCCAATGAACGACATTCAGGTTTTCAACAACAGCGAGTTCGGCAAGATCCGCGCCATGCGTGGCGAGGACGGTGAGCCGATGCTTTCTGCAAGCGACGTTGCTTCCATTCTCAGCTACCGCATGGCCAGCGACATGACGCGCACTCTTGACGAGGACGAAAAGGGTACGCAGATTGTGCGTACCCCTGGCGGAGAGCAAACGGTGTCAGTAATCACCGAAGCGGGTTTCTACCGCGCCGTGATGGCTCGCCGTTCCAAGTGTGTCAAGGGCGGTGAAGCTCGTGAGCGCATTGCTGCTTTCCAGCGCTGGGTCACCCATGAAGTCCTCCCCGCCATTCGCCGCGACGGCGGATACATGGTCGCCCGCGACGAGACGCCGGAAGAGACGATGGCCCGCGCGTTCGTCATCGCACAGGCCACCATCGACCGCCAGAAGAGCCGCATCGCGGAGCTTGAGCCAAAGGCCCTGTTCGCGGACGCGGTAGCTGCAAGCGACGGTACCTGCCTGGTCGGCGAGCTTGCCAAGATGATGCGCCAGAACGGCCTTACGGTCGGCCAAAACCGACTGTTCTCCATGCTTCGCGAGGACGGCTACCTGGGCAACGTCGGCAACAACAGAAACGTTCCGACGCAGCGTGCAATGGACCTCGGGCTTTTCCGAATCAAAGAGACCGCCGTCACTCACTCAGACGGCCACGTGACCATCAACCGAACCCCGAAGGTCACGGGCAAGGGCCAGATCTACTTCATCAAGCGGTACTGCCCTAAGCAACTCGCTTAGCACAAGCCCTTGCACAACACCATTTAAGCAGCGCAAACACGCTGCGAGTACCTTGAGAACCGGATACCAAATTCAGCCTTCGGGCTGCGCGGATAGCCCTCCGCGAACAATAAGGGCTACCGAGAACCGCCACGGCTGCGCTAAGGCGTGCCCCCTTCTTCGGAGAATGCCCCCCATTCTCTAGTGGCGTAACGGACCCCCATCAACTGACCATGCACAGTTGCCGTACCTTAACGCGGCTGCGGCGGTTCTCGGGCGTGAGCGTGCCACGCTGCCGATTGGCTACATACAAACACATGTGATGAAGGCAAACATTACAAGCCAATCGGCGGCGCGGTGCGCTCACGGAACGGCCCCGGTGCGCCGGGGAGTCACATAAAAAGACCCCACTGGTCGGCCAAGACAAAACAACGGGGTTTACCAAAAGAGGATGACATGATCATACCAAAAAAGGTTGAGGGCTTGCTGCTCGGTCTTACGGTCTCCGGGATTCTGCCGGGTGTTCTCGCCGCGCTCGTCACCGAGTACATCAACATCGGCGTCCCAATGTTTGCGGGCGGGCTTGTGCTCGCCGCAATCGGAGTCCATCTGTACTTGCGCTAAGCCCCCGAAACTCACACTCTCGGCCAAGGGAATGTGCAAGGTAGTTAGTGAAAGAAATTATTGATACTCACTCGGTATCATTGGAGCAAAAGCACCGACGCTGGACCACTCACGAGATAACTTACCTGCGCCAACACAGGTCAGAAGGTTCAGAAGCGATAGCAATCGCGCTTTCAAGAACTTCCGCGTCAGTGAAGCTTATGGCTTCACGTCTCGGGGTTTCGCTAGGCCGTCGCGGCCCAGGCGAAGTCTGCCCGATCTGCCAGACATACACGATCGCCCTCAACTCGGCGGCGGCGAAGCACGGCATGTGCGTCTGTTGCTACGAGCGGCGCAAGGCCGACATTCGGCGGCAGGCCGAAGCGGAGAAGCGGTGCAAGCAGCTCTACGAGAAAGAGAAGAAGCGGGCGCAAAGGAGGTCGCGCGATGCGGACTAGGGTCTGTCCCAAGTGCGGCAAGCCTTACCCGATAGGCCAGAGCTGCCCGAGGTGCCGGGCCAGGCACAAGGGCAGCACCCGCACTAAAGAGCAGGAGCGCAAGCGGTTTGAAGCCAACCCGTGGCGGCGCGAGTACGACAAGAAGGGCTACCTCGCGGCCCGCCAGCAGGTCATAGCGATGCAGCTAGGCCACTGCGCTCGGTGCGGCAGGCAGATAGCCGCAATGGACGCCACAGGGGCCTGGAAGACGCTTTCAGGCGGCGTCCACCACATCAAACCGCTATCGGCGGGCGGCACGAACGAGATAAGCAACCTCGTCCTGCTGTGCGCCCAGTGCCACAACACAGTCGAGTCAATAAGAAGGAGGGAGGAGAAGCGTTGACCAAGAAGGCCAGCACCACTACAAGCGACGGCAGGTTCGAGGACTTCCGGTTCCAAGTGAACCTTGCCGTTGAGACGTTGATTCAGTCCATCGAGAACGAGCCGTTGCCCGCCAATTCCAGGGCGCTTGCGTTCGCGATGGCATACGGGCTTAAGCCCAAGATGTGCTACACGCTGGCCCAGACCGAGAAGTACTCCGGTATCTCGCAGGAAATCCTCGTGAAGGAGCACGACGCGGGAAGGCTCAAGTTCTTCCGCCCGAAGTGCTCGGAGCGCGGCACGTTCATCACGTGCGCGGACTTCGACGCCTGGATTGAGGAGAACAGCCGATGACTTGGGTTAGCGACGAGATCGCGGCGGACCTCGCCCGGATATTCGCCGACGAGCAGCGGGAGAACCGAATCTACGGTGACCCGCCCGAGGACGGTGAAGACGATGGGCAGGACGAGGAAGAGCGCGAAGTGTGCTGGTAGCTCCTTTGAGCGCCTTATCGCCGACTACCTGGCCGACGAGCTTGGCGAGGACGTTGACCGTCAAGTCAAGAACGGCGCGAACGACCTAGGAGACGTGCGCGGCGTGAAGCTTCTCGGCCAGCCCATCGTGATCGAGTGCAAGGAATACCGGGGTCAGCACAACTTGCCGGAGTGGTACCGCGAAGCGGAGCGCGAGCGCGACAACAAGGGCGCGTGCATCGGCGTTGTCGTTTGGAAGCGGTACGGCAAGGGCAAGGCGCAAGACCAGCACGTATCTATGACCATGGCGGAGTTCGTGCGCCTGATAAAGCTAGTGAACGGAGGTGGCACCGATGGCAATCAAGGGTGAGGGCACCGTGTTTGAGCTTATCCGAACGCCGGAGGATGACCGCGACGCATGGCTTGACCTGCGAAAGAAGGGAATCGGCGGCTCAGACGTGGCCGCTATCATGGGCCTTTCGGCCTTCCGCTCGGCCTATTCGGTGTGGGCGGAGAAGACGGGCCTTTACCAGCCCGAGGACATTTCGGACAAACCGGCAGTCCACTGGGGCAACATCCTCGAACCCATCGTCGGCGGCGAGTACGCGGAGAACCACCAGGCCCGCGAGGTAAGGCGCGTGAACGCGGTTTGCCGCAACCTCAAGCGACCGTGGGCGCAGGCTTCTCTTGACTACGAGGTGAAAGACCCCGTGCTCGGCTGGGGCGTTCTCGAGATCAAGACGGCGGGCGCGATGCGTGCCAAGGACTGGGAAGACGGCGTGCCCGTCTACTACCAGACGCAGGTGGTCCACTACCTCAGCGTCACTGGAAGGCCCTTTGCGGACGTGGCCGTGCTTATCGGCGGCTCAGATTACCGCGAGTACCGCATCATGCGCGACGCGGAGGACGAAGCAGCGGTTGTCGGCGCGGTTGACGCCTTCTGGTGCGACCACGTGCTCAAGGGCGAACCGCCCGAGATAACGGGCGCGAGGGATGACGGCGCGGCGGTGTTCGCCGTCAGCGGCATGGGCGGCAAGGAGGTCCCCTATGTCGACATGTCGCAGGCGATGGCCGACTACATCAGCGCCAAGTACGCCAAGGCACAGGCGGAGGAGGCGTTCAAGGACGCTTCCAACCGACTGAAAAAGGAAATCGGGCAGAACGCGGCCCTTGAGTGCGACGCGGGCAAGTTCTCGTGGCGCAGGTACACCGTCAACCAGTTCGACAAGAAGGCGTTCGAGGCCGACCACCCCGACCTCGCGGACCAGTACTCGAAGATGGCCGTCCGAGACGGCGGAATCGTCTTCAAGCCACGAAAGGAGTAGCCAATGGGCGCGATTGCAAAAGCCCAGCAGGAGATTCAGCAGGGCAAGCCCGCGACGTTCGCGGACCTCGTCAAGAAGGTAAGCCCCCAGTTCCAGGCGGTAATGCCGAAGGGATTCAAGGCCGAGCGCCTTGCCCAGATGGCAATATCTGCCTACAACCAGACCCCTAAGCTCGCCGAGTGCAGCGTTCCGTCCATCCTGTCCTGCTGCCTGCGCTGCGCAAGTCTCGGCCTTGAGCCTAGCGCGGTAGACGGGATGGGCCGCGCCTACATCCTCCCGTACAAGAACCGCAAGACAGGCTCGATGGAGGCGCAGTTCATCCTCGGCAAGAACGGCATGGTCGAGCTTGTTCAGCGCAGCCAGCTCGTCAAGTCGCTCAGAACCCAGTGCGTCTACGAGGGTGACGAGTTCGACTACTGGGAGGACGAGTGCGGAATCCATTTCAGCTACCGCCCCGACCTCGATGCGAGCCACGACGCGGACAAGCTGCGGCTGGTCTACCTCTCCGCGAACCTCAAGGACGGCGGGCTGGTCTTCCTGCAAATGAGCAAGAAGGAAATCGAGAAGATCAAGTCGCGTTCCAAGTCCGGCGACTTCGGACCGTGGAAAACCGACTACGAGGCCATGGCCGAGAAGACCGTTCTTCGCCGCGCGTTCAACCGAGGGATGCTGCCGCGTTCCGTCGAGGTCGCGAAGGCCATTGCAGATGACGAGACCTCGCCAATCGTCCTTGATTCCGACGGCTATCAGGTGTTCGGCCAGACCACGGATGCTATTGAGGTCGAGTCCACGACGGAGGAGGTGGCGCAGTGAGCATCAACCGAGTGACCGTCACGGGCAACCTCACCCGCGACCCGGAGCTTAGGCAGACGGCGGGCGGGACGCCGATTCTTCACTTCGGAATCGCCGTCAACGACCGCGTCAAGAACGCACAGTCCGGCGAGTGGGAGGACCGACCGAACTTCGTTGACTGCGTGCTGTTCGGCTCGCGAGCAGAAGCCCTCTCGCGCATCCTCGTGAAGGGCATGAAGGTCGCGCTTGAAGGAAGGCTGCGCTTCTCCGCATGGGAGAAGGACGGCCAGAAGCACAGCAAGCTGGAAATCGCCGTCGACTCCGTTGACCTCATGGCGAAGCCCCGCGAGCAGGCCATGAACCCGCAGCAGGCGGCGGATTACATGTCGCAGCAGTACGGCCAGCCCGTCGCGGCGGTGCCTATGCAAGCGACGGCCCCGGCGCAGGCGCAGCAGCCCGCGCTCTACGACGAAGATATCCCTTTTGATTAGGCCCGCACTATGGATACGAAAAAGTGCAGCAAGTGCGGGCAAACGCTGCCAATCTCCGAGTTCAATTGGAGTAACAAATCAGCAGGCATCCGTCAGTCAACATGCCGTGAGTGCTTTAGGAAATACAACAGGCGGAGATACCTGATGAAACGCGGCACGATTAAGGAGAACGTCTCTAGATACAAAACGATGTATCCGGACAGGATTCTCAAAACTCGGCTAGCAACGAACGCAAAACACCCGACAAAGCAGAACGCCAGAAAGTGTGTTGAAGCCGCAATTACAAGCGGTGATTTAACAAGACCGTCTGTTTGTTCTGGGTGTGGGTGCAGTTCGAAAGAACACAGAATCGAAGCTCATCATCACGACTACTCAAAACCTCTTTCCGTGATTTGGCTTTGTACGCCTTGCCATAGGCGCATGGACGCACAGAGAAGGAAGCACGAAGAACAGTTCCCTTCAAAGATCACTGAAAAACGGTCGAGAAATGGAAGGGGGAAATAGATGGGCGGCAAGTCGGTAGCTCTCACGGGTAAGGGCCGCGAGCTTGTGTTGCGGATGTACGCAATGGGCTACTCGCCGAAGCTGATCATCACCAGCGGCCTTGGGGTTTCCCGGTACGACCCCAAGTATCAACGGCTTGAAGCCGAGGTCATGCGCCTAATCAGGCGCGAGGGCCGCAAGACGCAGATTTAGTAAACGCCGCCGTGGCAGCGACTCGCCACGGCGGCGTCACCAACCGAAAGGACACCAGCAATGGGAAAGAAAAGCGTTCGCCTCACGTTCACGGAAGAGGTTCTCGGGACCTCGCCGAACAACCCCGACATTTACCGCGAGTACATCGCTAGCAAGTCCCCGGACGCCAAGACGATTGAGGATGAGGTCGCTTCCGTCGGCGTCGACGAGGTGCATGAGAAGGGAATCACCGTCTTCCCTCGCCTTGAGGACGGCACCCCCTACATCTACGACTACCAAGTAAAGGGCTTCTTTAAGGATTCCTGCGGCGCTCTTTGGCGCGTCAAGGCGACCAAGTCAAGCAAGCTCAAGGCTTACAAGAAGGTGATCGACGGAAACATCTTCATCGAGCAGCGCAAGATCCCGTACCACACCCCCGAGGGCGTCGAGTCCCCGCACTGCATCAGGCCGCTCAGGGCACAGACCCCGCAGGGCGAGCGCGTTGCCCTCGCCGAGTCTGAGACCATCCCGGCGGGCAGCTTCATTGAGTTCACCATCATGACGTTCAATGACGGTCTTTGGCCGACCATCGACGAATGGCTTCAGTACGGCAGGTATCGCGGAATCGGCCAGTGGCGCAACTCCGGCAAGGGCCGCTTTAGTTACGAGTACATCGACTAACAAGCGACGGAACCGCAGGGAGTAGATCTGCAATGGTTGAGCAGCGCGGGGCGGGGCCTTGGCACAGCAACCCTTGGCCGGGCAGCGGCAAAGGGTTGAACGGCATTGCCTGGCGACGGCCTAGCTTAGACATGCCAGGGCAATGCGCGGACAAGCGTTTACGAGCGGTGGCTTAGCTTTACGAAGCAAGGCGAAGGCATAGCAACCCCACGCTTTGCAACGGACCAGCTAGGAAACGAACCGCTAAGGCATAGCGAGACAACGCTTTTCATGGCTAAGGCACAGCAACCCTAAGCCAAGTTCGGCAAAGCAACGGCGATGCTGCGCTCGGCAAAGCAACGGCGATGCTGCGCTCGGCAGAGCAACGGCAAGGCGTACCACGGACTGGCGTAGGTACGGCGGAGATGTGCGAGGGCGGCTGAGTTACGCACAGAAGAGGCCAGCGAAGGTACTGCAATGCGCGCATTGCCGGGGCATAGCACGTCTTTTCTCAGCAACGGCAAAGCCATCACTGGAACCGCAATGGCAGAGCGCTGCTCAGAATAGCACTGGAATGGCATTGAACCGAACAGCCAAGGCGCAGCGTGGACTGGCACAGTCACGACATGCAACGGAGTTGCAAAGCGTAGCACTGCAACGGCGAAGCAAGGCAATCCCCAGCAAAGGAATAGCAGTTCTCTGCGCAGACAGGCAGCGGCAGGGCAGGGCGAAGCATTTACAAGCAACGGCACTGCAAAGAAAGTCCAGCTCAGACAACCGAAAGAACAGCAATGGAATAGCACCGCTGAGAAAGCTCCGCAATGGCAGGGCTAATTGCAGCTAGGGAGGAGCGGAGCCCGGCGTGGAATGCCCGGCTACGGCAAACAACTACTGAAAGGAGCACGTATGAAAGGAATCAAGCGTTTCAGGCAAGCGATAAAGAACCAGCGGGACTTGGGTAACGGCGATCTCCGCCTTACCTACCAAGACGCAGAGAAGCTGTGTTGCGAGATTGAGGAGGAGCTTCTCGGAATTTGCAGATCGGCCGAGCGCGAGATCGGGAAATATGCGTGGGTGCATGGCGTCCCCGCGCCCGTGGACGCGGACGGCGAGGTCGTGCCGCTCACGACCAAGGTGATGTACGACGATGACGGCGAGGAGCTTACAGTCCGTCTGATCTGCTATCGCCAATCAGATGGAGGGTGGGTCGCTGAATTTTGCAGACCCTGCGCAGCCATCATGGACACACTCGCCAAATTCCATCTCCGCCGTCCAGACACCTGGGAGCGGCTGGAGGAGGACGCGGCGAGAATCGGGTCCGCCGACTGCCCCTGCGACTACTTCAACCACCCCGACTGCAGCGTGCCGTGCTACAGCTGTCCCGCTTTCACCGACGCGGAGGACTGCACTGCGGTGCTGGCCCGCGACGTCCTGCGCCGTGCCAAAGCTCTCGCGGAGCGCGAAGCAAAGGAGGCAAGCCGTGATTAGCGATCATGAGCGCCGCGAGGTGGCGGCAAGGCTGCGCAGCAAGAAGCCGGAAGAGTGCACAGCCCCATTCGGCAAGCCTGTTCTCATGCATATTTTCCATAGCGTCTTCCCGAATCAGATATTTCTCACCAACTGGATTTTGCGGCTCCCTTACCAGCTCGCAGACCTCATCGACCGCCCGACCACCACGCTTACCGAAGATGAGGACGGGCGCACATGCTGCGCAAACTGCGGATGCGCCGCGCTGTATATGTCTGATGCCACCTATTGCCCAGACTGCGGCGCGGAGGTGGTCGAAGATGTTTAGCGCCTACGTCGCGCGAGCCGCGCAAACCATCCTCTGCCGTAAGACCGAGGTCACCGACCTGTACAAGGGCGATTGCCGGGGCTGCGGCGAGTGCTGCTCGCGCTTCCTGCCTCTAAGCCCCTACGATCTGCGCCGCCTAAAGCCTTACGTGCGCGAGCACGGAATCAAGCCGCATGAGCCGCGCGGCGAGGTCGACCTCATGTGCCCATGGCTCACCGACGGCAAGGAGTGCGCCGTCTACGCGGCAAGGCCCGAGGTGTGCCGTGCCTACCGTTGCGATCTGCACAAGCGCGGCGAGATTCGGACCTTCTTCGGGGCGGCGAGCGCCAAGGTCGCCGACATGAGGGAGCTTGCGGAGAGGTGGAGCGATGACGTATGACAGCGCGGGCTACCGCGATCATTGCGGCGACTGCCGCCATTTCATGCTCGACGCCGAGCGCACCAAGCTCAGGCGCGAGGTCTTCGGCGAGCACGCGCCCGAGGTCCACTACTGCGGCAAGCTGCACATCTTCGTCAACGTTTTGGATTCACCGAGCAACCCGTCGTGCAACGCGGCGGGGTGCTATTCATACGAGAAAGGAGGCCGCAATGACCGTTAAGCTAGGTACCGTCCAGACCTTCGCCGGCGTGAAGCCGGACAAGGCGCAGGCGCTGAAGGTGCTGGAGGAAGCCGCTGAGGTCTTCGGCGCGTGGCAGCTTCTGGAAGACGCGGACCCATACGCTGATGAATATACCTTTGGTGCTGTGCCACTGATGAACGAGTGCGCCGACGTGATACAAGCGACGTGTAATTTGCTCGCGGCATACGGAGTTGTGGACTTCACCGCGTACATGGAAGCATGCCGCAAGCGCAACGTGGAGCGGGGGAGGATGTGATCTCGTTCCAGCTGGGGGCACCTCAGATAATCTTGCTCGCGATTTACGTACTAAACATCGCAGTCGTGGCAGCTCACCACGGGGAGCCGAGGGAAGAGAACTACGACGTTTTCATTTCACTACTCGCGCTTGCTATTCAGCTCGCGCTGCTCACATGGGGAGGTTTCTTTTAATGAACGAATACAAAAAGGCCGTCGCGGCAAGGCTCAGGGAACTTGAAGAGGAGTTCAGAGAAAACGGCGCTTCATATTCGCGCACCGAGATTGCAAGAAAAATTTTCGACCAGCTGTTTTACGTGCTCGATGACGCCGGGTTCGACGCTAAGTGCAGCTCTCGTAACATTCTTGGCCGTCTCGCGGAGCTAATCGAAGACAACAGCAACGCCGATGAGGTCTACAGCACCGAGGTCGTTGTCACCAACATGGCGGAAGCGGTTAGTAAGACGTGTGCGGTGTTCCCGGATGAGCGTGTCGATGTCATCCAGGCACCCGATAGGACTTACGACTTGCACGACGAGGGCGACCACGTGAGCCTTTTCATCACCACTCAACCCGACAACATGCCCGTCGAGTTCCGCAAGAAGTACCGCCTGACTATCTCGGAGGTGGCCGATGAACCCGACCACGATTAACATCATGATTCTAGCCGTCGCGTTGCTTGTAACGGCGTTCGTGCTGCTCAAGCTCGCGCGCGAGGTGGCCTGGCTCAAGTACGGCATGAAGCTCCACAGCACGGCCATCCTCAAGCTGCTCGACGCCCGCATCAAGGAAGAGGGGAAGGCAAATGGAGAAGGTTAACCCGCCGCGTTACGCGGGCGACGGGATCTCATGCGACCAGGCCATGTTCTCGATGCAGCGGGCGAGCGGCATCCACGATGTAGACCAGCTCTGGTGGTGGGCCTGCGCGTTCAAGTACATCTGGCGGTTCTGGGACAAGGGCGGGGCACGCGACCTCGACTGCGCCATCGACTGCATCGAGCGCCTTAAGGAGTGCAGGTATGGAACCGACAAAGACTAGCCCTAGCATCGAAGCCCTCGTTGAGGAAGCCAAGAGCTGGATCAACCTTGGCGAGGAGTACGTTTCGCTCAGCGTCAACCGTTTCGCGGCCCTCGCATACGGCGCGGCTGCGGACTACGACGAGCTGTGCGACGAGCTGGAAACCAAGCGCTAGGGGGAGCCATGACGGATAGCCAAGACCTCGCGGACGAGCCGCTAAGGTGGTTCCCGCACGACGCGGACGCGGCCGGAGACCCGAAGTGCAGGCGGCTCATGCGCAAGACCGGGGCTGCGGGATATGGCCGCTGGTGGCTGCTCTGCGAGGCCTTGGCATCCGAGCCGGGGCACCGCATCAGGGTGAAGACCACTACCGACCTCGAGAACCTTGCCGTCCTGCTCGACCTCGACTGCGCCGAGGAGGCGACGGAGTTCATCGAGGACCTTCTAACCGTTGGGCTTCTTACAAGCAACGACGGCTTTGTGTCCTCGCCGCGCATGGACGCCAACGCAAGACGATCAGGCACGTCTCGGGAGAACAAGCGACGCGCTGCTCTGTCGCGTTGGGCGGGCGGCAAGTAGCCATGCACGATTATGCACGTGCAATGCAGCTGCATAATTCTGCAATGCAGCTCTATGCACGTGCATAATTCTGCAATGCACGATTATGCATATATAGATAGACAGACAGACAGAGAGCGCCCGCGTTGCGTCCCACGCAAAACGCGGCGCGGGCGCTCGTACGTCAACGCCACAAGCTATGTGTACAGCAGCGATAACCTTACTTGTAGCTAGTGCGATTGTTGAAAACCTGTCGAAAACATGTTGAAAAGTATGTTGAAAACTCGAATAGGAGCAGGTAAATGGGTGTGCCGCAACAGGTCACTGACCTAAGCAAGCATTTGTTCGATGAAATCGAGCGGTTGAACGACCCTTCCTTGACCGGGGATGCGCTCGCGCTCGAGATCTCTAGGGCCAAGGCGGTGTGCGTCGTGGCCGACGAGATCAACGCCACGATTAACCTCACGCTCGACGCGGCGCGTCTCGCCGCCGAGTACGGGGGTAACCAGAAGGTCGCGCACCTGCTCGCGGGCAAGGGCGGGGACGGTCGGTGACCGTCCGGTGGTCAATCGAGCCTGAGAAGCGCGACTGGCTGATCGCGTTCGTGCCGGGCCACTCGGTCTGGGAGTGCATCGCGGCTTTCGAGGAGCGCTACGGCATCAGGCTCACGGTCGGGCAGGTCAAGAACTTCAAGCAGCACCACGGGGTCAAGTCCGGCACGGTCGGCAACCAGTTCAAGAAGGGCAACGTACCGTTCATGAAGGGCAAGCGGTGGGCCGACTTCCCGGACGCGGGTTTCAGCCGCGACTCGTGCTTCAAGCCGGGGAACGTGCCCTGGAACGGCAAGCTCTGCCCGGTCGGCTCCGAGTCCGTGCGCGGAGGGTACGTCTTCGTCAAGGTCGCGCCCTTGCCCTCGGGGAAGAAGGCGCACGACAACTGGAAACCTCGCGCTCGCATCGCCTGGGAGAAGGAGTTTGGCCCCGTCCCGGAGGGCCACAAGCTGATTCACCTCGACCACGACCGGATGAACGACGAACTGGGTAACCTCGCGGTCGTTAGCAACGCTGACTGGGCCGTGATCCGGGCAAAGAAACTGGACTACCACGACGCGGAGACGTTCGCGAACGCCTGCGCCATAGCTCGGCTTACCCAGTGCATCACGGGTGCCGAGAAGAGGGCAAGGAAGGCGCGGAACGCTTAGGGGCGATTTAAGGCCCTCGCGTTTCGCTTACGGGTACTCGCTAGGGCGCGGGCGTTATCGTGCCTTAAACCAGCCTTACATTCGGTTTTAGGGCGGGTCGCGCGTCTCGGAATCGCGGCATGAAAAAAGCCCCTCGGGCCTTTCGGCTCGAGGGGCGTTCGTGGTTAGAACGTGATTCCGATCCCGAAGAACTTGAAGCTGTGCCTAGGCTTTTGTTCCTCGGGCTTCGGGTCCTCGATGGGAGTGAACACGGCAGGCTCGGGCTTCTCGGGCTGCTCCGGGGCTAGCTCGTGGCCGCACCACACAAACGCCTTGTACTCGCAGATGATGTTGATGACCTCCTCGTGATCGTCCTTCGTGAGGTCTGCGGCGGGCCTGTAGCCATCAAGAACCTCGGCGAGGTCTGCGTCCTCGGTGACCTCGTACACCTCCCAGATGATCCGGCGGCGCATGTGGTAGGCGCAGGGGTGCGGCCCGTTCGGCTCCTCGGTGATGATCGCGAGGTCCTCGCCCTTGCGCCAAATGTCGAAGGGGCCTTCGAGGTCCCAGCGCTGCGGCCACTTCCTGAGCTTTTTCGGGTTTGCCTTGATCCCCATTTCAGCCGGGTCGATGCCGTAGGCGCGGTAATAGTCGGCGTCATAGGCGGGATCGTGCTGCGGCTCGGTGTATTTCATTGCTGCCCCTTCTCGTAGGGGGCCGGAGACCAGGCCCCCGCTCGTCGCTTGTAATAACCGGATTATGCAACCTGCAACTGCGCCTGCGCCTCGTAGGGCCTGAGCGGCGCTGGGGCGTAGGGGATGCCCAGGTAGTAGTGGGCGAACTCCTCGCCCATGCCGTCGAGCATATCCGCGCCCTTGAACTCGCCCTGGGTGCACACGATCTCGGCCACGCGCCCGTCCACGATGTGGATCTTCACGACGTCGCGGCCCTCGTCCCTGGTCTGGGAGACGTGCCGGTCGTAGACCCAACGGTCCTCGATGCGCTTGAACGCGTGGCCCTTGCTCGCGCCCCCGTAGATCGCGCCGTACTCGTCAACGTCTGTGGCTACCTTGTCGGCGACGTAGACCCATTCCCCGGTGTGGAGGACATAGGCGTCTTTCGGTCGGCGGTATCGGCTGGGCTGGTAGCCCCATCGGGTGACCATCGCGGGGACAACCTCGTCCGGGAGGATCGCGCAGCCCTTGCCGTTTGTGGATCCGTCCCAGTACTGGCAGCGCTTCGCGGTTGCCCTGCGGTAGTATTTGGCAGTGGCCTGGAATGGGATCGTTTTCGCTCGCTTCTTCATTTCATGCCCTTTCGGTTGGGCCGCTGGTAGCACCACCTACCAGCGGCCATTTTTGTTAACTGACTGGTTGGCTAGGCGTAGGAGCTGACATCCATGGGCCTTCCGCTCCACTTGAAGGCGTCAACAACGTCGTTGATCTTGATGTAGCCGCACTCGTTGACCTTGCAGCGCTTGCCCTTCTCGTTGTCCTGGATGTGGCTATATCCGGTCACGTACTCGCCGGGGCGAGGCGTGATGTTGCCGCTCATGAAGCCCGTAGGCTCGTAGTTCTGGCAGATCTCGCGGACGGTGACGAACTGGCCGTTTTTCTTGACCACCTCGTAAAACTCTCTGTTGGTCTGCTCGTAGCCCCAGCAGCTGACGAAGATGTCGCCTACCTTCACGTTCTCCGCTGCCTGGGCGGCCTTGGTTGCCGCCTTCGCCTTCCTTGCGGCCTTCGCGGTCATTCTCGCCGCGTAAGCATCGGGGTTGAAGACCTTTAGCAGCTGGTTCGTGAGTCCTGACCAGTGCCCATCCTTGTAGACCTCAAGGCGCTTTTCCTCGGTCGTGTAGTTGCCTGTCGTGGTGATGTGAACGGTCCTGTAAGTGCGGACGGCCACGGCCTGGGGGAACTTTGCCTTTGGCGTGATAACCCACGCCATGACCTCGCCCGCCCTGACCCTTGCTGCAATGTCCTCGGTGACGTTCTCAAGCTCAACGGTGATCTGCTCTCGCATGGTGTTTCCCTTCTCGGTATGTTGTGTTGGTTGTGGCGCTAGAGGGCGTGACGCTTCACGCTCTCCCAGAACTCGAGATCGTCAACGAACTGGACATACATGGCATTGCCGAGTTGCGTGCCGTCGTCGGCGATGTAGGCGGCGAGGGTGTAGCACTCTGCGGCTATCCCGTCGATGTCGAAGTCATCGGCGTACTCACCGAGTGCATCGGCGATCTCGTTCATCACGTCGTTCCACGTGGTCAAGCTGCCACCTTTGCGGCTCTCGCGGTTCTTGCCGACGTTGTAAACCTCTTCGAAGCTGTCAAGGGCGCGGAGTTTATAGATGATCATGTCGGTTCCCTTCTCGGTTGTTTGCGTTTGGGTTAGTGCTTGGGTTCGGGCTACTTGCGGAAGATCTCGCGGATTGTGGAGACAATCAGGGACGCGACCAGCGCGGCCAGGAAATGGAACATTTGCGTTCACCTCCTGCTAGAATGGGTCTAGTAGGACGCAGGCGGCGAAACCTGCGCCCTTTGGGTTAGCGCTTCCTAAGGTGTTTGGGCTGGTACCTTACGCACCTCAGGGGGCGCTTTTCTTTTGCGGCGAAGGCCCGCGCTACCGCTCTCGCGATTGCGTCGCCTAGGACCTGGGCCGCAACGTCGGCGATTACCGACGCTATGAACTCGGCTAAGTTCGGCATATGCTCACCTCCCTTCAAGCCGTGTTCGACTTGGTGCATCCCTCGCGCTACCCGTTGAGCCGATTCATCCGGCCTATGTCTCGCTTTGCGGCATGCCGTCGCCCTGGGGGCGTTGCGGCTCAGCCGGTGGATCTGGAACGGGCTGCGAGGGTTATGCGGTTCTCAAGGTGCGCGGCTCTGAGTGCCGAGGGGAGAGTGTGAAGGGGTGCGGACCGTGCCGCTAAGTAGTTAAAAGATTGAAGCGCTAAAGGGCGCTGAGAAAGACTGCCGGAGTCGTTAACGTGTCGCTCCGTGTCGCTGGCTAAATCATTCCACCGGGCCTAGCGACGTGTCAACGAGAATTTTCGCTAGCAACGAGGAAAAGGCCAAGCTACCAGCGGAAACGTACCTCAGAATAATTGTGGTGAAACTGTGAGCGGTAGGAAACCGGCGGCGAACGGCAACGTTGCTAGCGACGGCGAGTGCGGCCGCGTGGCCGGATTGTATGGCATGGATGCTAGCAACGAACAAAGCCTGTGCCTAGCGACGTTAAACAAAGCGACTACCTGCTAGAACGTGCCGCCGGTGTGCCTGCCATGTCTATATATATCGACGCGACGCTGTAGATCGTGGCCCTAAATAGTCCGAAAAATATACAAAAAAGGCTCTAAAAGTACGAGATCGGACGGAAAATTAGAGGGGAGGGGGTAAAAATCACAAATGAAACCGCCACGCTACCCAGCTGCTGCCCTCAAAAATACACGCAAACGAAATTGGCGAATTACGAAACACCCTATGTTACGGAACGGGGGACGGCTCGCGGACGATAGCCCGAACACATAAACGAGAGGGCTGATTTGGAAGTAAAAAAGTGCCAATATTGCGGGCGGAAATACACGGCTAAGACAAAAAGAAGCAAGTTTTGTTGCGATAAGTGCCGCGTTTACGCAAGTAGAGGGAAAAGAGTTTGGCGCATTGCGGCACCCGCCGAGTTCGCGGGCGTTTCCCACGAGGTTCCGAGTGTCATAACCGAGAACGAGATCAGTAAGGCGGTAGTCCAGCTAAAGGGCGCGGCGGCAACGCTCGATTCCGCGTCTTTGAACGGCCCTGCCAACATGCGGGCGCTTTGCGGGAGCCTTTCCGCTTCTGTGCTCGCCGCCGTGCGCGAGGTTGGCTTATGAGGGGCCGCAAACCGGCTGCGACGGCTGTCAGGCGCGGCAAGGACGCTGCCATGCTCGCGCCAGTCGTGAATGGCAATGCCGAGATAATCCAAGAACAGGGCTGTCAGAAGCCCGTAGCCGTGGCGAACAACCAGCGGCTTAGCGACATGTGGGATTTGACCGTGGGCACCGGGGCCGCGTTTGAGCCGCAGGACGTGCCTTTCATCACGCAGTTCGTAACGGACATGGTCCTTGTGGAGGAGTGCCAACGCCATATGTTCCGCGAGGACGGCACCCCGCAGCCCATGGTTACGACCGTGGACGATGAAGGCAACCTAGACATTGCGCCGAACCCCTACTCAAAGGTCATGCGCGACACGATGGCGGAAGCGTTGAAGCTCGCGGACGAGTTGGGCCTTACGCGCTTTGCTAGAACCCGCCTTGGTCTTGCGCAGGCGGCTGGTCAGGCTATCACCATCTCCATCGCGGACCAGATTGACCGTGCGATTGCCAGGCGCGGCAAATGAGCTACAGGACTAAGACCGGGCGTTTCAGCGCGGCGGGCAAGCACCAAATCGAGAGAACGCATATCTTCGCCGAGACGTTCCTAACGTTTGCGGGCGAGTCCGAGCTATGCGGCCAGCCATACGAAATCTCAGACTGGTTGGCCAAGAACATCTGGGACCCTCTGTTCGGCACCGGGTCAATCGACAAGCGGACGCGCAAGTTCAGGCGGCGTTTCCGCCGTGCGCTCATCGGCGTTCACCGTGGTTTCGGCAAGTCGCAGTTGGCGGCATGCCTTGTGCTAACCATTGCAACAATGGAGCCGATACCGAACGGCATGTACGGCATCGTGGCCGACACCAAAGACAACACGGCGATGGTGAGGAACTACATCGTCACCATCATCCGCGCCAACAGAAGCCTTGCCGAGCAGTGGACCATCTACAAGGACGTGATACGCAACGACCTCACGGGGCAGGAGATTCACGTCTACCCCTACAAGGAAGCGGCGTTGCAGGGCAAGCACTTCCACGTCCTCATTGGTGACGAGATTCACGTCTGGAAGGACGATTCCGTTTGGAAGGCTGGCACGTCCGGCCAGGCCAAAATCTGGAACGCAATCACTATCGGCATCACGACGGCGGGCGCGTCCCGCGACGGATACCTGTTCAAGCTCTACCACAAGCTCAAGAACGACAAGCACGCATTCATCTGTTGGTTGGGCATCACGGACGATGATGACCCGTCGAACCGAAAGACGTGGAAGAAGATCATAGCGGCGGGCCGCGTGACCATGGAGGAGCTTGAGGAGCAGTACGAGAGCGACAAGAACGAGGACGGCACGCCGGGTAAGTCGTTCGTTCGCTACTACCTCAACAGGACGCCCATGGAGGACGTCGAGGAGCCGTTCATGCACCGCAAGGACGTTGAGAGCTGCAAGAGAAACGAGCTTGCAATCGACTACAGCAGCTGGTTCACCTATGCGCTCGACGGCGCTGTTCGCGGCGACACGTTGGCGCTGGTGGCCGCGCAGCGCCAAGGCGACATGTGGGCGTTCGAGGAGTGGTGCTGGGAGAAGCCCGGACCCATGGGGACCTACGACCTCATGCAGGTGGCAGAGGTAATCCAGCAGTTGGCGGCGAAACCCGGGAAGAGCTTCGGCGGCTGCGACCCGGCGCGTATGCAGTTCCTGGCTAACTGGCTCGACCGCGAGTGCAACATCGACCTTTCGGAGATTTCGCAGAGCTCGTCGATCATGTGCCCAGCATCCGAGCTTTTGGGGCGCAACGTCGAGACCCACAAGGCGGCGTTCTCGAACACCCCGGTTCTTGCCCAGCACTGCATGAACGCGGTTGCAGCCGAGTCCAAGGCATACGGCAGGCGACTCGCGTCAGACCGAGGCCGCCACGGACAAGGAACAAAGCGAATCGACGCAGCGATCGCGGCGGCTATGGCCATGTGGGCGTTCGACAACGAGGAGGACGAATCGCCCTCGATTTACACCATCGACCTGTAGCGGGGGACCGCGAATGCACTCTGATACTCGCGCGGGCTTACCTCCTTTCACCGCGCAACCGGGCTAAGTGTCCCTCGTCGTATCCCTTTGCGGCGGGGGACACTGAATCGACCATGCACACGACCAATAAAAAGGAGTGTGCCAATGGGCCTTTTCTCACGCGCAAAGGCGTTTTTCAGCGGTAGCGCGAACGATCAATACCAATACGCCCTCCCAGGAGGTATCGAGTTCATAACCGTCACGGACGGCGCGGGCAATGTGGCCGCAGAACTCCATTCAAGCAACGAGCACCGAGACGCCTATTACTCCAACGCATTCCGCGCGTGCGAGCTTGCGAAGTGCCGACCCCTCGCATCACTCCCGGTCCACGTATACAGGCGCAGGGACGGCGTCAGGGAGACCCCGAGCTACCGGTTCTGCAAGCGTTACGAGACGATTCTTCGAACCAAGTGGAACCCCTTCATGTCTGCGTCCGAAGGCACTCGTTGGGCGATGATGACCAAGGACATTAAGGGCAACGCTTTTATGCGCCTTGAGGTTGACGGCGCGGGCCTTCCCGTCGCCATCTGGCCGCTTGCCCATAAGCCTGTTGTCGAGGTCTACAACGGCAGGCCCGTCTTCCGATACGGCGGGGACAAGTTCACAAAGCCGGGCTGCTACCTCGATTCAGAGATCATCTGGGTCAAGTCTCCGATTCTCGACCCCGATTGCCTTTACGGCGTCTCCCTCGCAGAGCTTGCCGCGCGTGAGCTTGGGCTTTCCATCGACCTTGAGGAGTTCTACGCACGCACCATAAGCGGCGAGGGCACGTTCCCCGGTTGGCTTGAGACCCCGTCGAAGCTCGATAAGCAGGACTACGAGACCCTTAAGCAGCAGTTGAGCGACGGCGGCGGAATTGTTCGCGCGGGCAAGCTCCGCATCTTCGACAAGGGTCTTACGTACAAGTCCAACTCGCAGAACATGGCGGATATGTCGCTGGTCGAGCAGGAGAAGTGGATCCTGCAGCAGACGTGCAGAACGCTTTCCGTGCCCCCGCAGGAGGTCTACGACCTTTCCCATGCCACGTACAGCAACGTTGAGCAGGGCGCTCTGGACTTCGCCAACAAGACGCTCATGCCTGAATGCGACTCGCTTGAGCGGGCGTTGTCTGCGCCCATCTGGGCTGCTGGCTACGAGGACTGCTACGTGCAGGTTGACATGAACGGCCTTCTTCGCGGCCTGTACAAGGACCGTATGGAGGGCTACCGAATCGCCATCAACGCCGGGTTCTTCTGCGCGAACGACGCGCGAACCAAGGAGGACTTGCCGCCGTTCGTCGGCGGAGAGGTGTTCTTCCGCCAGTCCTCGATGGTCCCGGTCGACCCCGAGACGGGCGAGGAGCTTGCGGAGCGCCACAACACGTCTCTTAGTCCAACGCCCGCGGACGGGCCGAAAGACCCAGACACCGCCAATACAAGCGACGTGAGCGGCACCGCGCTCGCCGTTATCCACAAGGACATGCGCGACCGACTGCGCGACCGCCTTGAGGACAAGGGCGACAGCCCGAAGCTGCGTGAGTTCGCCGAGAAGGTATTGACCCCGCTTGCCGACGCATACGAGGTGGCGGGCATCGAATACGACCTGCAATCCGATATTGAGGAGATCATCAATGGTTGATATTGAGGTTTACGGCGAGATTGGCGAGGACTATTTCTCTCCCTCGAACATGACCGCCGCCAAGTTCTCTAAGGCGCTCAAAGACGCGGGCGGAGAGGACGTCACCGTTCACGTCAATTCCCCCGGCGGCAGCGTATTTGACGCAAACGCCATGGCAGAGCAGATCCGCGCCTACTCCGGTCACGTCACCGCAAAAATCGAGGGCCTTGCCGCTTCCGCTGCGTCCTACTTCGCCCTCACCGCGAACAAGGTTGTCATGGGCAAGTCTGCCCTGATGATGATTCACAACCCGTCCACCTACTGCATCGGCGGCGCTGAGGACATGCGCAAGACCGCCGATTTCCTTGAGAAGGTGCGCGACACCATCACCGTCCAGTACGCGGACAAGTCCGGCATCTCCCGTGGGGAGATTGAGGAGCTTATGGACGCGGAGACCTGGTTCACCGCCGATGACGCTTTGGAGCGCGGCTTTGTTGACGAGGTGGCGGACGGCGCACCCGTCACCGCCTGCATCACGAACGACTGGCTCAAGACCTTCAAGAACGCCCCAGCAGACCTCAAGCAGGCGGCAGCGGGGGACGCGGGCAAGACCATTCACCACAGCAACAGTAAGCAGCCGGATACGGGGGCCGTATCGGCGGGAGCGGGGGCCGCGCCCAAGCGAACTGTATGCGTCAACGGACAGTTCATTAACTACTAAGGAGAACCAAAATGGCTATGTCCTCGCTCCAGATTCACAACAAGAAGCTCGACGTTGTGAACCAGATCGCCGCCCTCACCGAGAAGTTCAACGCCGCCGACAACGCCGACGCCAAGGACGCGCTGCGCGACAAGATCAACGCGCTCAACGGCGAGGTCAAGACCTACGACGAGATTCTTGGCGACGTCCTCAACGAGGAGGATAAGATTCGCCGCGCCGGTGGCGTTCCTCTCGCTGACCCGTCTGCCGCCGACGCTTTCAAGCCCAAGAACCTCGCTCAGGCCGTTCTTGGCAACCCCAAGGACTTCAAGGGCATCGACCTCAACAAGGGCCTTGCCGTCGTGCTTGACGAGTTCCAGGACTTCAAGCTGGTTGAGCACAAGGAGACCCAGTACGACCTCCCGGCCCAGTACGCTGAGAACCTTCCGAACTTCGGCATCCTCTCCACGCTGCCGACCGCTACCACCAACTCCGACTCCGTGACCTTCTTCGAGGCCGACCCCACCAAGCTCAGCAACGCCGCCGACACCTGGACCCCCGGCAACACCATTAAGATGTCCGGTTTCGCCTGGAAGCAGCGCTCTTTCCACATGGAGCAGATCGCAAACGGCGTTCCCATTGTCGAGAACAACCTGCGCGACTACGGCACCCTCGCGGGCATCATCAACACCACCCTGCTCTACATGCAGGAGCTTGCTAAGTCTCAGCGCGTCGTTCGCGGCCCCAAGGCCAACGCCGAGACCGGCATCGTCGGCATCCTTGAGCACGACGGCATCCAGAAGTTCACCAAGGCTGCTGGTGACACCATCGCCGACTGCGCTTACAAGATGGCAAACGACGTGTTCCTGAACACCGGCTACTACGCGACCACCCTTGCCGTCCACCCGTATGTCGCCGAGTCCATCGTCCTCGACAAGGACAAGCAGGGCCGCTACATGAACCAGATGGTGAACGGCAAGCTGTGGGCGCTCAACGTGGTCCAGGACCTCAACCTCTTCACCGAGAAGGGCGAGACCGGAGCCAAGACCTACACCTACGGCATGATGGCCTACGCCCCCAACGCCGCCACCTTCTACACCAAGCTTGGCGAGACGCTTGAGATTGGCCTTGTCAACGATCAGTTCATCCGCAACGAGAAGACCGTCCGAATCAACGGCCAGTACGGCCTTGAGGTTCGCATCCCCAAGTGCTTCTCCTACCTCGCCGACACCAGCGTCACTGGTCGATAAGCCATGCCTGAGCTTGCGCCGGACACATGCACCAGAGTTGCCCTGACGGAGCTTTCCGGGGTCACCCTCGCGGGTGGCCCCGCCACGGCCCGCGTCGAGTCTGCGCGTAGCGGCGAGGTCAACGAGTGGGACATTGCGGGCGCTGCCGACTTCCCGGCGACCGCCTGCCCCGACCTCATCACCGTCACGTGGGAGGTTTCCGGCGTTGCCGTGAGCGCGACCGTTGACCTTGTGGCAACCCGCTACTGCACCCTTGACCAGATCAGGACCTATCGCGCTGACGAGTACCTGAGCGTCAATGCAAGCGACGAGGACCTTTGGAACGCACGCGCCTGGGCCGAGGAGCAAATCGAGGAAGCTGCGCACCGCATCTTCCAGCCCGTCGTGCGCGAGTGCTTCGTTGACCGCCCGAACTGCACGACCGTTGTCCTCCCGATGATGGGCGGCTTCTTCGCGCACGACATTATCGACGTGCTTTCCGCTACCGATCAGGACGGTAACGCCGTTGACGTTCGTAGGCACTCCGATGTGCAGCTCGACGTGCGGCGCATGAGGGCGCAAACGGCGGCTAATGCTGTTCTCCTGCTTGGCATGAGACCTACCCCGGCTGCTATGTCCGGGGCCGTTGTGGCCCTCGCGGCATGGCGTCTGCTGCCTAGCGTCGCGCCCGACAACGCCACATCCGCCACCGTCGGAGACAACTTCATGCACTTCGTTGTCGGCGGCGTAAACGGGGCCGCGACGTCGCTCCCCGAGGTGAACGCGTTCATCGACCGCTACGGGTTCAAAGACTATTTCGTGAGGTAGGGCATGGCTTTTGAAGACCTCTTCGAGAACTGCATCGAGTACGTCGAGGGACTTGCGAAAGAAGCCCTTAAGTACGAGCGGGTCACCGTCAGCGTTGGCGGCAACCCGACCTACGTACCAAACGAGTTCATCGTGCGTGAAATCGTCCAGAACCCCGAGTTCTCAGACCGCGTCACCTCCGTCTGCGCGCTCGGCAAGGCCCAGGGCGCGTACCGCGTTGAGTTCAACGTCGGGCTTGAGGCCTGGTCTACCAAGGCTTCTTTGCCCGTCGCGTCTGCGGACGTGCAGAGGTGGGCGCTGTTGCTTGTGAAGGCTGTTGTCGCCGATAAGACGCTTGGCGGGCTGGTCATCCACGCTGAGCCTTACGTGACCTCTAGCGGTACCGCTAAGGACGTGGACGGGCGCAAGTACATAGCAAGCATCGATTTCGGAATTCACATCAAGGCGGAGCTTGACCCCGCTGCTAACTAAGGAGATGCAATATGGCACTCAATCCCTCTATCGGCCTTGCTGGTATCGCCCTGCAGAGTGGGCGCGGGCAGGTCGCCAAGATCCCGACGTTCCTCCATGGCCTGACTGGCGGTTCGCCCTTCGGCGTTTCCCGCTCCATCGCCAACACCGCCGTTGCCTGCGGCAACCGTGCGCCGTCCGACGCCCGCGTTGACAAGATCGAGATCACGCCGTCCATCCAGTCGCTTTGCTACCCTGACGTGTTCGGCCTTTACCTTTACCTCGCGCTCGGCAATGTGACTTCCACTGCCTGCGAGGAGGCTGGTCTTAAGGGCTACTACAAGCACGTTTTCACCATGGGTGCGGATATTCCCTACGCCACCATCTGGTCCCAGATTGGCGTCGACAACTTCACCCGTTCCGACGATTGCAAGCTCTCTACCCTTGAGCTGAAGGCCACGGGCAACGAGCACCTTGCGATGCAGGCGGACTTCCACGGCTGCGGCGCTTCCTTCCTCTCCGCTATCCCCGGCAACCTCCAAGCGTCCTGCTTCAACGGCAAGTACACCACGACCGACTGTGACTTCAAGCTCGACACCGCTTCCGACACTCCCGCCGAAGCCCTCGTGTCCGAAGCCTCCTTCACCATCGAGAACAACGTCACCGACCTCTCTGGTCTTGGCCGCTCCATGCCGCGAGACGTTGCCGAGGGCAACTGCAACGTCGGCGTTTCCGTGACCACCATCCCAGACAACATCCTCGAGTACCGAAAGATGGTCGCTGGTTCCGCCGCCGCAACCGGCGTTTCCTCCAAGGTCGTTCTCGGCAGCGTCTATTCCAAGTTCAACCACACCGACGATGCGAAGATGACCCTTGAGATCGCTGTGAACCACATCCCGTTCACCGCCGACTTCCCCGAGGTTGACCCCGAGGGCAACGAGGCCACCATCCAGTTCACCTCTGATGCCGCCATCATCAAGACTGCCAACGAGTCTCCGGTGACCATCACCCTTATCAACAAGACGGCTTCCTACGCAGCCTAAACAGCTATTCAAGCGACGAGTGGCCGGGGCATTCCCCGGCCCTTTTTTAAAGGAGTTGACGCATGGCCATCTCAATACCTATCAACGAAGACGGCACGATCAACCGAATCAACGTTGACGGTGACGAGTATTACTTCGGGCTTGAGGTGAACCCGGAGTCCTTGGCCAAGGTCGCCACCGCCACCGACGCGGCCACAAAGGCAGCTGAGAAAGCCAATCTCGGCGAGTCCTCGCGCGTTGACGCCGAGACCAAGCGCGTCTCCGCCGAGAGTACCCGTGCAAACGCGGAGACCGCCCGCGATCAGGCCGAGCAAGCACGCGCTGCCGACCAGCTCAAGAACAACACCGACCAGGAGCAGAACAACGCTGCCGCCCGTGGCCTTACCTACCACGTGTGCGGACTGGGCGAGTATCAGCTTGACACGGTGGACAAGGCGCACAACGTGCCCACCGTGGACGGCAAGACCGGGGTCATGTACCTAACGCCGAAGGTGAACGGCGAGACCACCGAGGACAGGTACGACCAGTGGATGTACATCGAGTACAAGTGGGAGCTGATGGGGGAGTCCGGCGTTCACATCGACCCCACCACAACTGATGATATTGACAACATCGCCGCTGGTACGTCGGTTGCGTCCGATAGGGTTCTGAACACCACTGGCCTTAGTTACCTTTGGTCGAAGCTCAAAGCGGCTTTCGCGCCCAAGTCGCATAGCCACGATGCCACCAGCATTACCGGATCGCTCGAAGTCTCCCATGGCGGAACCGGGGCGACCACCGCAGCCGACGCGCTCACCAACCTAGGGGCGGCGTCGCAGACCGATGTCGACGCACTCCGGGATTCCGTATCCCCAATTGAAAGCCAAGTCTTCGATGGCCTCCTCGTCGAGGGCGCGGCCTGCGGCGGCAGCGTAACAGTGCACGTCAATGGCGAAAACGCCGTCACGACTACCAAAGACACGAAGGTCGGCGCCGTCAAAGCGGCCTTCAGGCCAGCCGTTCCCGCCGTCGCGCTCTTCGGCGTGCAAGGCATGTCGTGGGGCTTAATCTCGGTGAACCCGAACGGCTCGGTTAATCTCATACACCGATGGGGCAGCGATTCGTTGACGTGGGGCCTCATCGACATATCGCTGACGTACACGATCTAATAGCATTCCGTATCCCACTACCATCCGATAGGCTCCGTCATCCTCCTTGCCAACGGCAAAAGCCCGTCTTCCCTGGGCATCCCGGGAACGTGGGTCAAGACGAATTTCTCAATCGTTACCGACAAGAGATTCGCGTTCGACATTAAGGACGGTTTGACTGGTACCAACGGCGCGAATGTCCAAATCTACCAGTACAACAACAGCGCAGCGCAGCAGTTCTGGTTCTACACGAAGGGCTACGGCGACATTTACATGTGGGTAAGGACGGCTTAGATTTCCCAAGTAACAGGTATCAAGAAGTTAAACGTATTCTGTTGCGCGAGCGACACGGACTGCTCTGCGGTAACCCTGATGGTGTGGCCGTCTGCGTCGAAGTTGACATACGCGCCGGGCTGCTTATTAGGGAAAGCGCCGCGTATCAGGATTTGGCCGCGCGAGATGAACGTTCTTCCGGTAGTGATGGTAAGAATCTTTCCACCGCTGCTTATGTTTGCTGAGGGAGATACGTTACAGCCAACGCAAACGCCTGCAAGGCACTCGTAGATGTTGACGAACAGGCCGCTAACCGCCGTGAAGCTTGCGCCGCCTATGTCTTGGGATACGGAATGCTACGCGGCGATCCAAACGGAGTGGCCTATGCTGCGCCCTCCGACAATCGCTGCTGCGCTAATAAAGGCAACTTGCCCCGAATCCTTGACCTCGACTTCTGCTGTGTTGTTGGAGACGATGCCGTTTGCGTTTGCTAGCACGGAAGGCTCTAGAAAGCTTCTGGCCGGACGGAACCCAGCAGGCAGTGTTCCGGCAACCCACACGTTGGTAGAAGCCTGATTGAAGTTCCAGATCATCTCTACAAAGAATCCCTTTTTGCGATATGCGACGAAATCACCAACGAAGTCTTTTCCGTAGATGAACTGGAAGTCGGTCTCTCTGGATACGGAATCTCATGCACGCATAATGAGCCGTTCGACCTCGCGTTGCGCATCCTTGCATATCCTAGGGCGCGGCACGATGTAATGCTCATAGGCGGTTGATATGTCGGTATGGCCAAGCATCATCGCCACCGTTTCTATCCCGACCCCTGCTTCCACGGCGAGCGTTGCCCACGTGTGTCTGCATTCGGTCATCGACGTGTACGCGGCCCCGGCCTTCCGGCATGCCGCCCTGATACGCCTTGCTATGACGTTGGGCGATAGGTCGCAGAGAAGACCTGTCCGGCCTTTGCGAATCGCGCGGAGCCTCCTGACCGCGAACCTGGGCAACCAGCATGAGCGGGCCGAGCGTTCGGTTTTCGGCGGCACTACAACTTCATGACCGCCAACAACCTGCCTCGACCTGCGTATTCTCACCTCGCCAGTCCTCAAGTCAATATCTGACCAGCGCAGCCCGCAAGCTTCACCGCGCCGAAGGCCTAGCGTTACCGAGCATATCGCCACCGCTTCACACTCGCTGCCGTACAAGGCCCGAAGGTAGCTTGCCGTGCCCCCGGCATCCAGCACCTTTGGGCTATGTGCAGCCTTGCGCGGAAGCTCCACGCCCGCAGAAGTGGGGTCGTACATCCTCACACCCAGGCGGCGAATTGCCCAGCGGATGACCTGCCGCAAGGTCTTGTAGGCCTTCTCGGCGGCACCTGGGAGCGTAAAACCGTCGACCCACGCCTGCAATTCCTCGGGCGTTATCGACTCAAGCTGGACGCCGGACCACCGGGGCATGAGGTGGAGATTGACCGCACTCTCGTAGCCCTCGACCGTGCTGGCCCTTAGTCTCTTTCGCTTATCCGCCATGTACTCAGACACCGCTACCTCAAACTGCATATTTCTCCTTTCGCCACAGGAAATCCCAGACGCGAATCTTGGCCAAAAGGCCGCTTTTGTCTGGGATTTTTCCCGGTGGGGGACCGGAGTCCGAGCATGTGACCAACAAGGACCGCGACAGTTTGGAGGACACCATGCACGACAACGAGCCTATGCAGAACGGGGCGCAGTAGTGGAGGTCGTTTTCAGTCTCGCCCTCGCCGCGTTCGTCTCCGGCATCGTGGGCGCGTTCGTCTCCTCCGTCGTGGCTTCCATCAAGTCCCAGGGCCACAAGGCGCAGCAACGCGCCACTGAGGAGAGGACCGAGCTTGAGTCAATGAAGGCAGGCATCAGGGCCTTGCTCTGGTGCGAGCTTGAGCGGATCCACTCGGTGGCCATGTCTAAAGGCGGGTTGACGGTAGACCAGCGCAGGCACCTTGAGAGCGTCTACTCGGCGTATCACGGCCTGGGCGGCAACGGCACCGGAACCAGGCTTTTCCAAGACTCGATGGAAATGCAGGTGATCGACTGATGGCCGCTCATTACAAGCGACACAGCGGCGTAGGCTCAGCCGTCATCCTCGCCGTCATGTACGTGTCCACCGTCGGCTACCTCGCCTTTGTGGTGTGGCTCTACTCAACCCTTTTCGTGTTCCCGCCTACTGAGGTGACCATGGGTTTCTTCGCCGTGTTCTGCGTCGAGACGGCGAGCATGGCCGCGCTCAAGATGGCGAAGGAGAAGGGCGGGCCGATGCCTCAGAAGAGCAACGGGTTCATGCAGTCTATGGGCGTCTCGCAGCAGGGGGCGTTCGACACCCTGGCGCAACAGGAATGGGATACATATACAAGCAACGGAGGTTCCACCAATGAGTAATGACGTCCTCTCTAAGCTCACGAGCCGCAAGCTCTGGCTCATGATCGCTGCCTTCCTCGGCTCCATCGGCGCGAGCATCGCGGGCATCACCACGGGCAACGACGCGGTAACCACCATCGGCACCGTGTGCGCCGTCCTCTCCGCTGCCATTTACGCGGCCTGCGAAGCCGCCGTCGACGTGGCCCGCATCAGCACCGAGAAGACCACCAAGACCCTCACCGCATCGGGCAAGGACGCCGCAGCCATCATCGCCGGGACCGGCTCTGATGTTCCCGCTGCGTAAGGAAGCAATCGTGCGCCTGTGCGTGGCCTTGTCGCTCGTGGTAGCGGCCGAGGTCCTTGCAATCGCGGCCCTATCCGCGTGGGCCACGAGTGTTGGAGCGAACGGCGGGCCGATTCCGCGCGAGCCGAAGGAGACGGTAAGCGACCGCATGGAATACAAGACGGTTGTTGAGGACTATCCGGGAGGCTCAACGTGGCGCGAGTACGCGGACGGCACCGTCCAGTACATAACAGTTGGAGGTAACTAGTGAGCATCACTTTAGACAGACTCAAGAGCGCGTGGCGCACGACCCCATGGCCGGGCGCTTCCCTGTGCGCGACGTGGACCACGCGGGTTTTCAGCAACGCGGGAGCGGGGTGGTTCGGCGGAAACGCCTGCGACCAGTACCGCTACTGGTGCAACCACCCCATCGCCGACGTCCAGCCGGGAATGATCGTGGCCGTCCCGTCGTGGCCCGGCACCAGCGCGGGCAAGGTCTACGGCCACGTCGGCATCTACATCGGCAACGGCACCGTTCGCCACTCGGTCACCAGCGGCGTCCAGGAGATGTCCCTTACCAAGTGGGTCGCTCTTTACGGCCAGACCCATACGGTCAAGTGCGGCTGGATGGGCGGCGTTCAGGTCGTGTCTTCCGGCAACGCCACGGCCACTGCAACCAACACTACAAGCAACGGAGGTTTCGACTTGTCTACCATGCAGACCATCTATTCAGGCTCTAGGGGCAATCAGGTTAAGACGCTGCAGGCCGTCCTCAACGGCCGTTACGGCTGCAGCCTCGCCGTAGACGGCATTTTCGGCAACAGCACCAAGTATTGCGTAGGCCTTTTCCAGAGCAAGCACGGGCTTGCAAACGACGGCGTTGTAGGCCCCGCCACGTGGCGCAAGCTTCTCGCGGAGTAGGGGAGCGACGATGCCTTACCCTTCCCCCGCCGACGAGCACCCCGACGATGTGATCAACATCGTCCTGCTCATCGTTCTCGTGCTGATGATTCTCGTTGGCGTCCCAATGGCAATCTTCGGCTAGCTCGAACCCTACTCGAACCTACTGTGACCGAGCTGTGACCTTACATTAGCCGTTACATTAGCGATTACATTAGCTGCCCTCTCCGCTTCGGCGGGGAGGGCGTTTTTGCGCCGAACCAGCAGTCGGGGACACCCACCCGACCATTCCAGCCAGTCGTTACCCAACGAAAGGATTTGGAATGAACAACGGAAAGATCACGTTCACCAGGTGCGGTTCTGACGAGGTCGTGGGCAGCTACCCGATGTCTCAGGGCATTTACAACCTCGCGCGTGTGCGGCTCACCAAGGCCAACAACACCGACATTCTCGGCGACCAGGAAGCGCTTGGTCTGTACGTGGCCTATCTTGCGGCAAAGCTCGCCCGAATCAAGGGCGTTCCCGACCTCAAGCCGAACAGCGTTACCGCAGAGGACCTTTTCATCTTCAACACCATCTTTGATTTTGAGCTTGAAGCCCCCGAGACTCCCGCTGAGTCCAAGGACGCTGAGCAGGAGATTGACGAAAACCCTACGGATACGCTGCCCGAGTCCTCCGAGGGTTAGCGAAATTCTCCGGTGACTCGGTCCTAGAGCTTGCCCGCCTAGCCGACGAGTGCCCGGAACTGTGGCTGCAACTCCATTACGACATGGAGCTTGCCGCCGAGAAGGCAAGGCCCGAAGAGGGGCCGACATGGAGGAAGCCCGGTGAGAAGGCGGTTGACGCACGCGACCGCCTGCGAAAGGAGAGGGAAGAAGCCAAGCGCAAGCTAGGAGTTGAATAAGGCTTGTACACAATCGAGGTTCAGAACCTAGACGAGACGATTGAGTCAATCGCCGAGATTGACTCGCAGATGGCAAAGAACCTCAAGCGGAAAATCCGCGAGGTCGTTAAGCCGACGCTTGCTAAGGCTCGGTCGTATGCCCATGTGGGCGCGTACCCAACGGGCAAATACGCATCCTCCCTATCTCTAAAGACATACGCAAACGGCGTCAAGTTCGTCTCTAACGACGAAGCGGGCGGCGTTAAGGAGTTCGCGCATCAGGGGGCCTTGATTCTGTCAGGCCCCCGCGCGGGCCGTCGCGCAGGCGTGCCCATCGGCTCTGAACCTCCCCGCGCATTGCTCAAAGCGATCTTGCAGGACGAGGAACACATCGTCGAGCAGGTCAACGAAGCGGTTGTCGAGACGTGCGAGCTTGTGAGCAGGGGTTAATCAATGGGTAAAGCATCAATCACAATCAGCGTTGGCGCACTGTGGAACGGCGGGCCTGAGCTTAAGAAGGTCAACAGCGACCTTAAGACCATGGCTGCGCGTGTCGCCGCGCTGGACAAGTCCACGACTCAGGGTTTGGCACTCTCCGGCCAGCACGTCGAGAATCTTGGTAACAAGGTCTACGACATGGGCGCGAAGATTGAGGGCGTTGGGCGCTCGCTCACCAACAACATCACCGTTCCAATGGCGGCTGTCGGCGGCTACTGCGTGAATCAAGCTACCGATTTCGATACATCGCTCGCCAACCTAAACAAGACGGCGGACCTTACAAGAGACCAGCTCAAGGCGCTCGGCGACGCTGCGCTTGAAGCGTCCACGACGTCTCCCGTAACCGCTGCCCAGATCGTGAACGCCGAAGCCCTCGGCGCGCAGCTCGGCATCACGACCGACAACCTCAAGAGTTTCAGCGACGTTGCCAACGGCCTTGACATCGCGACGAACATGGACATGGAGACTGCGGCGACCGAGATGGCCCAGTTCGCCAACATTACGTCCATGGGCCAAGACAAGCTCAGCAACTACGGCTCCACCATCGTTGACCTCGGCAACCACCTCGCCACAACCGAGTCCGACATTTCGCATATGTCGCTGCGACTCGCGGGCATGACCACAACGGCCAACTTCACGCAGGCCGAAATTCTCGGCATGGCAGGCGCTATGTCCTCGCTCGGCATCAAGGCCGAAGCGGGCGGCTCTGCCATGACGCAGATCGTCTCGAACATCACTAAGGAGGTCGCTAACGGCTCCGGCGCGGTTGAGGAGTACGCGCGAGTCTCCGGCATGAGCGCGGATGAGTTCGCCGCCAAGTGGCAATCCTCGCCGATGGAAGCCCTCGAAGCCCTCATCGACGGAATCAACCGACTCAGCAACGAGGGCCAGGCAACCGACGTCACGCTTACCCAGCTCGGCATCAAGAGCATCAGGCAAGCCGACGTCATGCGCCGTCTCTCCGGCAACACCGACGTACTGCACGAGGCCATCGGACGTGCCAACTCTGCATGGCAGGACAACACCGCGCTTACCGAAGAGGTTGACAAGCGCAACGAGTCCCTTGAGAGCCGATTCCAGACGCTTAAGAACAAGGTAGACGAGTCGGCTATTAAGCTTGGCGGGCCGCTCGCCGAGGCGTTGCTTGACGTTGCGGATGATATGTCGCCCGTCATCGACGGCATAGCGGACGCTTGCCAGGCGTTCGCGGACATGGATTCCGGCACGCAGGGCACCATCCTCGCCCTCGCGGGCGTTGCCGCTGCCGCCGGTCCCGTCCTCACCGTCACTGGCAAGATCACGCAGGGCGTGGGCAACGTCATCACCGCGTTCGGCAAGACCCAGACCCAGGCCGCAATCTTCGGGGACGCGCTCAACACCGTCGACGGCGCTTCCATGCGCGTCTACGCTTCCACCGACTCCATGGCAACCAAGCTCGGCACCGCGGGCAACGCTGCCGCTAAGGCGGCGGGCGGCGCAAGCAACTACGTCTCCGCATGGGAGAAGATGAACGACGCGGCCAAGGTTGCCGCAGTAAGTCAAGAGAAGTATGAGGAAGCGGTTGAAAAGGCGGCTGCTTCCACTGGCAAGGCCCGCGATAAGTCGGTTGCGCTTGCCAAGACCTATATCGAGCAGCGTGAGTCTGCCCTTAAGACTTACGAAGCCAACGCAAAGCTGGTTTCCACCTACTCCGGATCTACTGCGGAAGCCGAGAAGGCGGCGGACGCTGCCGAGAAGGCAACCAATAGGTTCGAAGCCGAAGGCAAGAGCTGCACCGTTCTGCGTAACAGCCTTGACAAGGTCAAGACGGGCACCGATTACGCGGCAAGCCAAACCGAAGCGCTCAACAAGGCCATGGAGAAAGGTCAGAATTCGGCTAAGACCCTCGGCGATAGGATGTCCAGTCTTGGTGGTACGGCCAAGAGCTACGCAAAGAACGTCGGATCCTTCTTTGCCGAGTTCGCTAAGGCGAACGCTGCCGCTATCGCGATTACCGTTCTCACCACGGCCGTTGCCGCCATCGCGTCAAAGGTCCAGGAAGCCGAGGAGCGTAACCGCCGATTCTCCGAAGCGACGGACGGGCTTAAGGCAGCGGCCAACGGCGCGACTAACGAGATTCAGAACCAAAGCTCTGCCCTTGATATTCTGTCCGGCTCCTCAAGCAACGCGAAGGACGCCGTTGACAAGGTGCTTGAGTCCCAGGCGAACCTTGCTCAGTCCATGCGCGAAACGAATACCAACGCAGCGGCTCAGTCCTCGCAGCTCACGGACGCCTACAACACCATCAAGGAGTACGCCAACCACTCCGACCTCACGACCGAAGCACAAGGCAAGCTGCGCTCGGCAATCGAGACCGTAAACGACCAGTGCGGCGCGCAGATTAGCGTTACCGACATTGCCAACGGCAAGCTCGCGGACGAGAACGGCGCAATTTCCGACGTCACGGAGACACTCGGTAAGTACGTCGAGAAGAAGCTTGAGCAGATCAAGATTGATGCTCAGCAGCAGAACCTTACCGCGCTTTATCAGCAGAAGCAGAAGGACATTGAAGCCCTTACGAAGTCGCAGGCTGAGCTTAACGATGCTCAGAAGAACTACGACGATATTATGGCGAACACAACCACCGGCTTGCAGCTTAACGGCTATGAGCAGAAGGCGGCTATAGACAGGCTTGACGCGGCAAAGAGTGGCGTTAGCGACGCGCAATCCGCGCTCGACGCCTGCAATTCCTCCATTGATAACGTCAACGCATCCTTGGGAGCATCTGCGGCGGCGGCTGATGGCGCGTCTCAAAGTGTCAGCAGCCTCGCGCTTTCGTCTTCCACCGTTTCAAGTGCGGCAAATGCCCTCAACAAGGACATTAACCAGTTCGCTAGCGACCTCGCCAGTACTGGTATCTCGGTAAGCCAGTTCAAGTCGCTCAATGACGAGCAGCTATCGGGTCTTGTTGCTGCGTGGGACGGCACAACCGATAGCCTTGTGGCCGCGCTCGATGGCATGAATATCCAGATGAACGACAAGGGCGCGGCTGCGGCCAATGCCCTTGCGTCTGGCCTTTCCACGGGCAAGGTTAGCGCGGAAGCGGCAACCGAAATGCTCAAGGCTGCGGCTACGGGCGATTGGTCCGGCGTTGTCGCTCAAATGAAGTCGAACGGCGTCAACATCCCTGATGCCGTGGCGGACGGGATCACGGCGAACGGCTTTACGCCATCCGAAGCGACCTCGCAGATGCTTAGCCTTGTGGCCCTCAAGCTCACTGGCGGGGACGTTGACGCTGCCGCGCAGCTCTGCGGCGGAAACATCGACGCGGGCCTTGCCGAGGCGATCAAAAACGGCACGGTGTCTGAGGAAGCCGCAGCCTATCTCGGCCAAGACGTAATCGACAAGCTCAACGAGGGCGCGGGTTGCCATTCGCCTTCCGTCAAGGCCGCTGAGACCGGTATGCACGTTGACCAAGGATTGTCCAACGGCATCACCGAGAACCAACAGGGGCCGCTTGACGCGGTATCCAACCTCGCGACGTCGGTCATCAACGGCCTTTCGACCCTCGCTACCGACTTCCTGAACCAAGGCGTGAGCGCGTCCGGCGGGCTTGCGTCCGGGCTTAACTCTAACGCTGGTGCGGTAACCACTGCATCATCCACGCTTTCAAGCAACGCTGTCTCCGGCGTCTCCACCACCGCAAGCACGCTTGGCAATACGGGCCTCACGGCAGGTTCCAACTTCGCAAGCAGGCTCGGCTCCATGGCTGGTAGCGCGGCAAGCAACGCGAGGTCGGTTGCGACGGGTGCGGCATCCGGCGTTTCCGGCGCTCCCAACACACTCGGCAACACGGGCCAGAGCGCGGGCAACAGGTTCGCGTCCGGCGTTGGCAGGGCGACTAGCGGCTCAAGAACATCCGGCAGGTCACTTTCAGACGCGGCAAAGGGCGGCGCGGAGAGCTGGAACGCGAACACTTCCGGCTCACACCTGGGTAGCCAGTTCGCAAGAGGAATCGGCTCGGCTTGGGACGCGGTTCGCAACAAGGCCCTCGAACTCGTCAACGCGGCCAAGTCCGTTATGGGCTTCTCCGTGCCGGACGATGGCCCTTGGTCCGGCTCCGAGAAGGGCGGCGTCACGTCCGGCATGCACTTGGGCGAGAACTTCGCGCACGGCATGGCCCTCGCTGTCCCAGCCGTCAGGAAATCCACGCTCGCCCTTGCGGAGGCGGCTAACCCGACTGCGGCGTTCAGCGCGTTCAACTCGGTTCCGTCGCTTGCAAGCGTTCCGTCCGTCTCCGCTTCGGGACAGACGGTGCATGTTACGAACAACAACGTCTATATCAACGGCGCGAAGGTCAACAACCTTTCCGCTCACGCGCAGGAGCTTATCGGCGAGCTGTTCGGTGAGGTCGGAGTTGTCGCGGGAATGGGGTACTAATGGCAGAAGGTTACTCGGATTGGGGCAACCACTACGGCAACCAGTACATGCGTGGGCATGTCGTTGCCTGGTGCGAGTATACCGACGATGACCACTACAAGATCATTGTCACGGGCAATACCGAGTGCTACGACTCCGGCGCAGGTTGGGGCATGCAGTCCCAGGTTGGCTACGACGCGCGTAACTCCGGCATTCCCGGCACGTCTGCGAACGTGGGCGGCGGCACATTCAGTTTCAACTGGTGCCGCGAACACCATACGTTTGAGTCAATTGAGGCTGGTAAGGAATACGGGCACTTCGCCGATTACCACCGCGAGGAGTTCGGCCCCTTCCAGTGCGATTCCAATGTGCACAACGTCACCGTTTGGTATAAGTGCTGGGCTACCGGCAGCTGGTCCGGCGGGCAGCGTGACGCATTCGCCACGCTAGAGGTCCCTCGATACAGACAGCACACCCCGCGACCGCCTAAGAACTTTATAGTCGACCGCGCGAGCGACAACAGCCAAAAGCTATCGTGGACTGGTGACTACACCGGGTTTGAGGGCCACTATACATGGGCCTACGTTCACGTCGAGCGTAAGGACGGCAACGGCGCGTGGAAGCAGATAGCGCGCCTTCCCTGGAACGCGACTAACTACACAGACAACACAACAGACGTTGGCGGTAAGTACTCGTATCGCCTACGTGCGTCGAACTGGGACGGCGCATATTCGAGCTACACGTCAGACGTAACCATCTACACGTCTCCGGCGAGGCTCACGTCGCTTGCAATAGAGAAATCCGGCACTAGCACGATCAGGCTCACCGGCTCCGGCCTATGGGCTTGGCGCGACGGCGTCAACGCGCAGGTCAAGCGCGACGGCGGCGATTGGGTTGACGTCGAAGTCGCAGAGACCTCCGTTGGCGTGTGGCAGGATGACGCGGCTCCGGCTGGATCCATCAAGTACCGTATCCGCGCGTGGGTCGCAAAGGGCGGAAGCTCCAACCCAATTGGCCTCCTTTACGGCGATTGGTGCGAGTCCGATGAGGTCACGACGATCTGTGCGCCGAACGCCCCTTCGGTCACGACGAATCCGACCAGCCCGGTTACCTTCGGGGCCGCGCTCAAGGTAGTCTGGACGCCAGACCACCCGGACGGCACGGAGCAGTCATCCGCCGTCGTTGGCGTCGAGGCTCCCGACGGAACTACAACCCTAACTACAGTCACGGGCGCTGCCACCGGCTTTGACTACACGCCTACCGTGCGCTGCACGTACAAGTTCAAGGTCAAGACTAAGGGTCTGGCGGCTGATTACGGCGCTTGGTCGACGCCTTGCGTCGTTGTCGTTGCCAACGCGCCCGCCGTTCACTTCACCTATCCGTCGCTGCCGTACGACGGCACAAACGCGCAGGATCGCTTGCCTATCTATGTCGAGTGGCAGGTAACCGACGAGACGGGCATCACGTCTCAGACAATCGAGGTAATCGATTCCGCCAACAGCGTCATTTACAATAAATCGCTCGGGGCCGATGCTCGCAGTTGCAGCCTTGACACCGAGGTTGGCTTCTCCAACAAGAGTCTTTATGCGATCAGAATCACCGTGCGTGGCGGTTCCGGCCTTGTAGGCAGCGCAGACACCACGATCTACACGGACTGGGCGCAGCCTGTGCCGCCGGACATTACCGTGACGTTCGATGATGATTTGGCCGCAACCATCGTTGTCGAAGCGAAGTATGACGAGGCCGGGTATAACGTCGCGGATGCTGCGCTCACAGGCCCGGTATCCGCCGGCGCAGCCAATATCGAGCTTGGCGGAGACGCGACGGTTTCTGACGGTGTGCTCAAGCTGCGCGGAATGATTGAGATTGACACTTACGACGTTGTGCGCGTCGAGCCGGACGGCAACAGGACCACGCTTGGCTCAAAGCTCAAGCTTGGCTACAGAATCGTGGATGCGCTGCCGCCGCTGAACGTGCCTTACCAGTACGAGGTGACGGTAAATACCCGGCTTGGAACGTCTGCCATGCACTCGGTTACCGTCTCGTGCGACTCGCACGGCATGGAAGCCTTTAATTTCGGCGCGGCTGCACAGATCGTTGTGAAACTTGGCCTTAATGTCGATAGCAAAGAGGATGTTGAGAACACAGGGGAGACGTACTATTTCGCCACTGGGCAGGACACGCCTTCTTTGCCGACGTTCTACCAGGACGGTACGTTCGACTCAACGCGCAGCCTTTCGTATGTGGTCCACACCCGCGAAGAGTATGAAGCCATCAGACGGCTTGCCCGTAACCGCAAGCTTGGCAATTTCTGGTACCGCGACTTCTGGGGTCACCGCATGTACGCTCACGGAAAGTGGCAGTTTGGCTACGCAGCGCAGAACTACTCCCTTTGGGACATTTCCGTATCTCCCGAAGAGGTCATGTGGAGGGAGCCGCTAAATGGAGAGTAAGTATTGGTATGAGCCGTTCGTATCTACCGAGTACCGGTTCATGCGTGTGTCTCGCGCGACCGGACATGAGACGGAGCGCATTACGGTTATTCGCGGTGGGTCCATTACAAGAAACGACGATACCCGAATCAAGGAATCGGCGGAGTTCGACATGGTCGGGCGCTACTCGTTCGGCCCGGACTTCCTACGCGTCTATGCTGATTTTGAATGGATGGACGGCACGACCGAGGAGGTTTGTCTTGGCACGTTCCTCCCGGTCATTCCGTCGCGTGAGATCTATCCCGGCCACAGTAAGGCCAAAATCAAGCTTTACGGCAGGCTGCAGGAGCTTCTTGACATGAAGTTCGCGCAGCCCCGTACGGTTCCTGCAGGCACGAATGCCGTTGCCCTGGCCAAGCAGGTTTGCGAGGAAGCCGGGTTGGAGGTCATCGCCGACGTATCGGACTTCACGACCACACTGACGCGCGCATACGGCGTAGGCGTGACCTCGCAGCCGTCCAAGAGCGACGAGACGCAGACGCTTGGAGATACGCTGCTCGACATGGTGAACGATCTTCTTAGCCTTGCCGGATTCCGCGCTGCCTTCACCGACCCGTGGGGCCGCATCGTCATGCAGAAGTACAAGGACCCATCCGAGAAGCCTATCGTGTGGGACTTCACAGAGGGGCCGCAGGCCAAGTTCGAGGGCCGAATGTCGGAGGAGCGCGACTACACCAGCGCAGCAAACCATGTCGTTGTTATCTACGGCTCCATGGGTGCCAACGGCGATAAGCAGACCATCATTGGCGAAGCGATAGACGATGATCCCAAGAGCGACCTTTCTACCGTCTCGCGCGGGCGCGTCATCACGAGGAGCTACAGCTATTCTGAGCTGCCGCCCGGCGAGACGTGGGTTGAGCAGCTGCATTACGCCAACGAACGCGCCAAGTCGCTTCTCATGACCGCGCAGTCCGTAATCGAGCGCGTGAACTTCTCGCACGTCTACGCGCCCACCGCGCTCAACGACGTTGTCATGCTCAGGTATCCAAGCGGCGAGATCAACGGACGCTACCAGATCAGGACGCAGACGATAAAGTTGGTCGCTGGATGCCCGGTGTCGTGCGAAGCCCGAATCTTTAGACGGAGGAATTCATAGTGCTTACAAGAGACGAGTCACAGCAGATGCGGAACATGGGCCGTCGTGCCCTTGGGCAGATAGTAGACTCGGCTGTCCAAAGCCAAAACCTCGGAATCGTGCGCAACTTCGCAAAGGTTAGCCAAGTCAACAGTGACGGGACGCTTAACCTAGACTACGGTTCGAACGGGCACCCTATGCCGGTTGAGAACGTGCGTATGACAACTGCCTGCGTTGACGTTAACGAGGGCGATACCGCCGTTGTTGACACATATGATAAAGTTCCATTGGTAATCGGTATCGTGGCTAGGGGATAGGATTAAATAGTTTGAACTACATAGGACTATCTTGGTCCCTATTTGGTCCCAACTCCTCAGACTAGTACGGATTTACATGGTTCTAAATCTAAACGAATACCAGCTAGACGTACTTATTCGGTACTATACGGGTTAGCACAATAGTTCATGGAAGACTAGCTGCCAGGGCCCCGTTCGCGGGGCCCTGATTCGCATAAAGGAGAAGCACATGTTGCTCGAAGCACAGATGAACAGGCGCGATTTCCTTGGCCTCGCCGCCGCCTCCGCCGTCGCGCTCTCGCTGGGGGCCTGTGGCGGCTCTGCCGGCGGTTCCGGCACCGGTTCCGGCGCGGACGCAGATCAGGTGCGCTCGGCGCTCGAGACGTACCTCTCGCAGCTTAAGGCGGCCTCTGGCGAGGCGTTCGACCTCGCCGTCGCAAAGATGAAGGAGCTCTGCGCCGACCAGCTCGCCGACCTCGGCGCCACGCCCGAGGACCTCGCCCGCGAGTATCTCCAGAAGTTCGACTACGCGATCGAGGACGTCCAGGTCACGGGGGCAAGCGCGCTGGCCAAGGTGAAGATATCGGCCCGGTCCGTCACGAAGATCATCAAGGACACCGCGGCCAAGGGCGACCCGCTCCACTTCAAGCTGCAGGACCTCCTCGACACGATGCGCGATGCCCCGGTGCAGGACTCCGAGGCGAGTGTGTACTGCAAGAAGGCAAACGACGGCTCCTGGGACGTCAAGGACGGCCTCAGCCAGTCGCTCGTCAAGCTCTGCTTCTAGGCCTACGCCGACGCCCCGCGCCG